GTATGGATCGTGCTGGTATGTTGGAGGCTTTAGAGGCGGGTGAGATGGGTCAGATGTCTGATGCCGACCTAGCTCGTTTGCGCAAGAAGCTGGGCATGATGGACGGCGGCAAGGTCATGAAGTATGAATCTGGTGGCGCTGTAAGAGGCAATAAGAAGAAGCCAAAGATGGGCTGTGTCATGAATGGGCGCGGCGGTACATATAAGGGGCAGAGATAATGCCAAATACTCCTAAAAAATATAAAGGTTTTTCAAAGTTACCTGAAGCGGTTCAACAAAAGATGGACCCTAAAGCGGCTATGAAATACATGGAAGGTGGCGCGGTTCAACCGGGGTCAAAACGTCCACCTAAACGTCCCAATGCTATGGATGGACGCCGCAAGGGTGATATTAAAACAGAAGAGCTTTTAGCTGGTATGACAATGGCGGAGATAAATGCTGCCATTGATTCTAGTAAGAACCCAAAGAAAAAGCGTATGGATGAAGAAAAGCGCACAAAGAAAAGAATTATAAAAGAATCCACCCGTAGAAGAACTAGAGATCACAATACGGAGCCTAAACAAGACATTAAAAGCGCACTAGGCTTTGCCAATGGCGGTAAGGTTCGCGGCTACAAACATGGCGGCGGTGTTAGCCGTGGTGGTGGTGCCGCTGTATCAGGTACTAAATTTACAGGATGTAAATAATGGCAAATATCGTCATCAAAATTGATATGGAAGAGTTGTCTTCTGGCATTAACCAAGTTGTTGATGACGATTACGAAGACGATTTTGCTTGCCCTCTTGTGACTCACGATCAGGAAACAAATGAGGATCATAAACAATATGCTATGGATGAGTTTTCATATGGCCCATCTCCAAAAAACTGGGAAAAGAAACCAGAGAAGTGTGGAATTTGTGAATACTACAACATCCGTAGCGAAATGATAGACTGCATTGAGCAGGGCATGGGTGATTCATCTGGTGTGGGATATTGCACAAAACTTGACTTTGTTTGCTCCGCCGAGAATACATGCAATGCGTATGAGGCAGGCGGTCCTATGACAGATTACGATGATATTGATGAGATGGAGCCTTTAGAGGGCGGATCGAAGGATATTTTTTAATGAAGTTGGGGCGAGGGATATCCGATGGGACAACTCCCAGCCCATTGGTGCAGACGCTCCTTTTGCGCAACTGCTCCGTAATGGTTGAGCGACCTTCGCTCCAACACCTAAAAAGGAAGTAATATGGCTATTGAACGAGATGCAGGTCCGGGCGGAATGATGAACGGTCAGATGCCAATTCAGGGTGAGGACATTTTAATAGAGCAGCTTGGTCAATCTCCCGGCATTTATGAGTTTGATGATGGGTCTGCCATTGTTGGTGAATACACTGAGATGGAAGAAACTCAGGCGATTGCGTTTGACTCAAACCTAGCAGAATTTATGGATGACTCTGATCTTGGTCAGATTTCATCTACTTTGACTGGTAATATTGATGATGACTTTTCATCTCGCCAAGACTGGGAAGACACCTACAAGCAAGGCTTAGAGTTTCTTGGCATGAAGTATGAAGAGCGTGTTGAGCCATTTGAAGGTTCATCTGGCGTTATTCACCCGTTGCTTGCTGAGAGTGTAACGCAGTTTCAAGCGCAAGCGTATCGTGAGATGTTGCCTGCGAGTGGCCCAATTAGAACACAAGTTGTTGGTGCGCAGAACGAAATGCTTACAAAGCAGGCAGAGCGCGTCAAAGACTACATGAACTATATGATTACCTACGAGATGGAAGAGTATGATCCTGAAATGGATCAGATGTTATTCTATCTTCCAGTCATTGGTTCCACGTTTAAGAAAGTTTACTTTGACCCGCTAAAAGGTCGCGCGGTTAGCCAGTTTGTTCATGCTGAAGATTTAGTTGTGCCTTATGGTGCAGTTGACTTGGCGACAAGCCCACGTATTACGCACGTAATTAAGATGGATTCAAATGAGGTTCGCAAGTTGCAGCTTGCAGGCTTCTATCTCGATGTTGACTTGCCAATGAATGGTGAAGCTGGCGAAAACATGAGCGAAGTCCAAGAGACTATCAATGAAATTCAAGGCGTACATCCAAGCAATGCTTCAGTAGAGCTAACGCTATATGAAATTCATACAGACTTGGATTTGCCCGGTTTTGAGGACATGGATCAGGAAGGATCACCAAGTGGTTTGAAACTTCCTTATATTGTAACGGTTATTGAGAACACAGGTCAGATTCTTGCGATTCGTCGCAACTATTCTGAGTCTGATCCCATGATGAAGCGGAAGCAGTATTTCGTTCACTACAAGTTTTTGCCGGGTCTTGGTTTTTATGGCCTTGGTTTGACTCACATGATTGGCGGGTTGGCACAAGCGTCCACCTCTATACTGCGCCAACTTATTGATGCGGGTACACTCTCTAACTTGCCTGCAGGTTTCAAGGCTCGTGGAGCGCGTATCCGCGACGAGGACAGCGCAATACAACCGGGTGAGTTCCGCGACATTGATGTTGCAGGAACGGATATTAGAAGCTCTTTGATGCCCCTTCCCTTCAAGGAGCCTTCTGGTACCCTTTATAACCTTCTAGGCACTCTCGTGGACGCAGGACGCCGCTTTGCGGCTATGGCTGATATGAAGATTGGTGAAATGGGTGGAGACACGCCTGTAGGCACTACAATGGCGATTATGGAGCGCGGCACGAAGGTGATGTCTGCAATTCACAAGCGCATGCATTATTCGCAAAAAATCGAGTTCAAACTTCTATCAAAAGTGTTCTCTGAAACAATTCAGATGTACCCTTACATGCCATCTACAGAGTTTGGACCCGAAGTCTTTGCGCAGGACTTTGATGCAAGAGTCGATGTACTCCCCGTAAGTGACCCTAACATCTTCTCTATGGCCCAGCGCATTGCTCTTGCGCAAACCCAATTGCAGCTTGTTCAATCTAATCCACAGATTCACGGTGGGCCTCAAGGATTGTACCAAGCGTACCGTAAGATGTACGAAGCCTTGGGTGTTAATAACATCGACGCGATCTTACCACCCCCACCACAGCCTATGCCTATGAACGCTGCGATGGAGAATAAGATTGCGTTGACTGGCGGCATGCCGCAGGCATTCCCGCCGCAAGACCACAAGGCACATATCGAAACTCACTTGGCAATTATGTCTACGCCTGTTGTTCAAATGAACCCGCAGGCTATGGCAACGCTTCAGGGGCATATTCAGGAACACATTGGTATGCTTGCTGAAGCACAGGCACAACAAATAGTTATGGAACAAGCAGGACCAGAGGTTCAGCAGAATCCAGAAGCTATGCAGATGCTACAGCCTGCGATAGAGCGTCAAGCGGCTATACTGATTGCGGACCTTACAGAAGAGTTTACGCAGTCTGTTGAGCCAATGCCTCAAGGCGAAGACCCGCTTGTTGCGATCAGGCAACAGGAATTGCAGTTAAAAGCGGCAGATATGCAGCGTAAGTCTTCAGAATTTGATGCGAAGCAAGAGCTTGAGCGTGAGCGCGAAATGATGGACGCGCGATTAGCTGAAGAACGTCTGAATCTACAGCAAGATGCTTTAGAGGACAAAACACGAGTCGCAGAGGATAGAATTCAAACTCAACGCGACATTGCGACTCTCAATGCACAAATGAAGGGGGTTCAGTAATGACCAGTAGTGTACGCGCAAAAATGATGGAAGTTGAGAAGGAGAAGAAAATTGCCACTCGACAAAGGGAAGAGTCAAGCGACAATAAGCTCCAACATCAAAAAGCTAGTGTCGGAGGGGTATCCGCGAAAGCAAGCAGTGGCGATAGCATTGGCGGAGTCGAAAAAGTCAGGGCGCGGACGGAAAAAGGCCACTTCGTCAAAGACGACCCCAGCACCCCAGAAAACGAAGCGTGGGTCGAAAAACCCCAAAAAGCCTCTGCAAAGAAAAAAGCCCCAGCCAAAAAGAAAGCCGCTAAAAAAAGCTAATGGCGGTACGGTTAGCAGGTTTAGCGCAATAGCAAAACCCCAAAGATTTCAGGGTGTTTTCTAAACCTGTGGGATAAATACTTGTGTTTCCCGATAGATCGTATAAAGTTCTAGTGGGAGACACACATGGACGCACTACATCTAGCCGATCACCTCTATAAAAAGTTACGCCAACGCCGTGAAGACATACAGGTGTCTTTAGGGACTGGTAACATTGGTTCTTTTGATGAGTACAAATATGCCGTTGGGCAGATCAAAGGCTTGACGTTCATGGAAGATGAAATCAGATCAGCAATGAAGGCGATTGAGTACGCGGATGACTAAAAAACTGTATGTGCCCGAACATGTGGCAAGAAAAGTAAACAAACCTGCAGGTATGGAAGACCTTCCAAAGCCTGTAAAAACAGCTTTTGGTAAAGATAAGTCTGAAAGTAAGAATGAAAATGATCCATCAGAAATGGATTCATCAGCATTAGAGCGATTACCGCAACCTACTGGGTATCGCATGCTTATCATTCCTTATTATCCAAGTGAGAAAACCAAGGGCGGATTGTATGTTCCAGATCAAATTCGTGACCGTGAAGCGTTTGCAACGGTTGCTGCTTATGTTGTTAAACTAGGTCCAGACGCATACCAAGACTCCCAGAAATTCCCAACAGGACGCTGGTGTTCTGAAAAAGATTGGGTTCTTATAGGAAGATATGCTGGAAATAGGTTTAAAGTGGAAGGACTTGAGGTTCGTATTATAAATGACGACAATATTATAGCCACAATCCTTGACCCGAAAGACATTTCATATGTATAGTGCAAACAAAGGAGACAGGTTTCATGCAGGCTGAAGCTCAAGAACAAGAATTTGAAGAAACAACATCTGTAGAGTTAGATGACGACTCTGATGAGGTTATTGAAACGGCTTCCGATGATGAAAAAACCCGAACAAATGTTCAGGATGATGATGAACTTGACCAGTATAGCGAGAATGTTCAAAAGCGTATTCGTAAGCTAACTGCCGCTCGCCGTCAGGCTGAAGAAGAGGCTTCTGCCGCAGTTCAGTATATTCAGCAAGTCCAAGCTCAAAACGAAGAATACAAAAAGCGTCTATCCACGGTAAACACTGGATATATGTCTGAGTATGAGGGTCGTATCTCTTCTCAAGAGATTCAAGCAAAACGTGCTTTGACAGAAGCATATGAGGCTGGAGACTATGATAAAGTAGCAGATGCACAGCAAGCTATTTCTCAAATTGCTATAGAAAAAGAACGTCTTCGTGTTCAAAAAGGTCGATCACAGGCTCAAGCTGCTCAACAACAGCAAGTTCCACAGCAGCAGCAACCACAGCCACGCCAACAACAGCGTGACCCGAAACTAGAGTCATGGATTGGTAAGAATAAGTGGTTTGGTCAAGATAAAGTTATGACAGGTGCGGCTCGTGCAATTCACGAAGCACTTGTTGCTGAAGAAGGATATGATCCGACTTCAGATGAGTATTATGCAGAAATCGACAAGCGTATGCGTCGAGAAATGCCTCAAAAGTTTCAGGGTGATAAGAAGAACGTCCAGTCTGTCACACCTGCTGGGAGCGGTAATCGTTCCCTAAAAAGCGGACGGAAAAAGCAAGTGGAGCTTAATCCCGGTCAAGTGCGCTTGGCTGAAAGATTAGGAGTGCCCTTGGATAAATATGCTGCTCAAGTAGCTAAACTTGAAAATCGGAGAGACTGATATGGCAGATCGTACCTCACGCGATACACAAACGCGGGAGCGCCAAGAGCGCAAAGTTTGGAGGCCCGGCTCTGCTTTAGAAGCCCCAGAACCCCCTTTGGGGTATAAACATCGCTGGATTCGTGAATCCGTGATGGAGTTTGACGACAAAACCAACGTCCACAAGCGGCGGCAAGAAGGATACGACCTCGTTCGTGCCGAGGAATATCCAGAATACTCAGGTCCAGTTGTAGACGAGGGGCGCAACGCAGGCACTATTGGTGTCGGCGGTTTAGTTCTTGCTCGAATCCCCGTCGAGTTGGCAGATCAACGTAATCATCACTACCAAGGCGTTACACATAACCAAATGGAAGCTGTTGATCGCGATTGGATGCGCGAAAATAACCCCGCGATGCCTAAATTAGCACCGCAGCGTAAATCCTCTGTGAGTTTCGGCTCACGAATCAAATCTGATGGAGAATAAGGATGTCTAACTACGACGCACCTTTTGGCCTTCGTCCTGCTCGTACAAGTATAAGCTCTCAACAGCAAAACCGTTATCGAATTGCTGCAAACTACAACACCTCGATTTTTCAAGGTGATCTAGTTGCAATGGTAACTGGTGGCGGTATTGAGAGAGTTGCGGCAGGCGGTTCAGGACTTATTCTAGGCGTTTTTAACGGCTGTGAATATACTGATCCAACTACAGGAAAGCCAACATTTTCAAACTATTATCCAGCAAGCACAAATGCGGCTGATATCATGGCTAACGTGGTTGATGATCCGAATGCAGTGTTTGAAATCCAAGCTGATGCTGCCTTCCCAGTAGCAGACTTGGCAGGTAACTACGACATTTTAGCAACAGCAGGAGATACTGTATCTGGTACCTCTCGTATTGAGCTAGAAGTAGGAACTGCGGATAGTACGGTGGCAACTCTACCGTTAAAAGCAATCGACATTTCTCAAGACCCTGAGAATAGCGATGTTTCATCGGCAAATACAAACGTAATTGTCAAAATCAACAACCACCTGTTCAGTGCTGGCACTGCAGGTCTGGCATAAGGAGAGGAGTGATTCATGGCTATTTCACGTTCACAACTCGTTAAAGAACTAGAGCCGGGCCTTAATGCTTTGTTCGGAATGGAATATGACCGCTATGAAAATCAGCATGCGGAAATCTACGAAACAGAAGCATCAGATCGTGCTTTTGAGGAAGAGGTCATGCTGGTCGGATTCGGAAATGCTCCGACTAAGAACGAAGGTTCTGGTGTCCAGTTTGATAACGCAAATGAAGCATACACTGCTCGTTATACACACGAGACAGTTGCGCTTGCATTCGCACTAACAGAAGAAGCTGTTGAAGACAACCTGTATGACCGCCTTGGTGCGCGTTATACTCGTGCGTTGGCTCGTTCTATGGCTCACACAAAGCAAGTTAAAGCTGCTGCAACATTGAACAATGCGTTCGATAGCAACTTTACTGGCGGTGACGGCAAAGAACTTTGTGCAACTGACCACCCACTAGCTGGTGGTGGTACGTTCCGCAACGAACCTTCAACTGCTGCTGACCTCAACGAAACATCACTTGAGAATGCTCTTATCGACATCTCAACATTCGTTGACGAACGCAACATGATCATTGCTCTGCGCGGCACTAAGTTGATCATTCCACCACAACTGCAATTCGTTGCAGATCGTTTGTTGGAATCAACTCTACGTGTTGGCACAGCAGACAATGATGTTAACGCGATCCGTAACATGGGTATGCTTCCAGAGGGTTACACTGTTAACCACTTCTTGACCGACCCAGATGCGTTCTTCATTAAGACTGACGCACCTAACGGCTTCAAGCATTTTGAGCGTTCACCAATGCGCACAAACATGGAAGCGGATTTCGACACAGGCAACATGCGCTTTAAAGCTCGTGAGCGTTATAGCTTCGGCTTTAGCGATCCTCGTGCAGTATTCGGTTCACCCGGAGCGTAATGTGTGTTAAAGTAAGGCACGACATTGTTCATGTTTTGCTCCTTACTTAGAGGCGGCTTTCAGTCGCCTCTTTCTTTTTAAGTCATTTGTGTTATTCTGAGTGCGTCCCTGACAGTCACATGGTGTGACTGACATTAGCCAGACAGGAGAATAAAATGGCTACTTCAACTTTTTCAGGCCCGATAAAGGCTGGAACAATCAAAAATACAACAGGTACTACACTTGGTTCTGACGTTGCTAACGTTGGTCAAGTAGTTATGACGCAAACTTTTTCAGCAGACTTGTCTGGTGGAGCTTTAGCCGCGTCTGTTACTGACGTTGTTATTCCTGCAAATTCTCAGATTATTGACTGTGTTATTGATATTATCACAGCGGCTAATGCCTCCACAAACTTGAGTGTTGGTGATACCGTAGGTGGCGCGGCAACTATTTTGAACACGTTTGCAAGTGGAACAGATGCAGGTCGTAAGTATCCAACCACGCAAGCAGGTGCTGCGTTGGCATGGCAAGACACAGGAACAGCGGATATTCGTTTGACTGTTACTGCTTCGGCTGCAACAAATGCGGGTTTGGTTCGTTTTACTATCTTATACGCTCAAAACAATAACTTAGCGTAATAGGAGGCTAGGATGGCAGGTCCAGTAAAGGCATTTAATCATGCACAAGGAAGTGCTGCGGCTGTTGTTGGCCCCGCACGTTCACGTATCCGTCAAATTGTAATTTATGCCGCCGCAGCGGGTGCTTTTACGATTAAAGATGGTAGCGGTTCGGGCGATACATTGATTACGCAAACTTTTCCAACAGGGATGCATCACTTAAACATCCCTGATGATGGTATTCTCGCGACAAGCGGTGCGTATATTAGTGCTTTCACAGGGTCCAGCAACGAATTGACAATATTTTTGTCATAAGGAGTCAAAATGGCTGGAAATGAAGTTAAAGCGGTTCACAGACACGATACTGGATCGTTCGCTTCAGGCCGTGGTCGTTTAATGGGCTTTATTATAAATCACGACACAGGCGCGACAGATCAGGCTATTGTATATGACAATGCTTCTGCCGCGTCTGGAAATATTGTTTTGGAACTAGATGAATCTGGCAAAGGTGTTTTTGGAATGGAAATTCCGGGTGATGGGATAATTTTTGAGAACGGCCTTTGGGGTGTAGTACCATCTAATGTAACGCTAACTTTGTTTGTGCAGAGATAAAAATGCCTCGTAAAAAAGAGACACCTATTCGCAAGACAACTGGTAAGGGCGGCAACTACCGCAAAACCAAGTCTGGCGCGGGTATGACCAAAAAAGGTGTGGAAGCCTACAAAAAAGCTAATCCCGGTTCAAAATTAAAAACTGCTGTGACTGGAAAGGTCAAAAAAGGTAGCAAAGATGCAAAACGACGCAAGTCATATTGCGCACGTTCTGCAGGTCAAATGAAAAAGTTTCCAAAAGCGGCGAAAGACCCTAACTCACGCCTAAGACAAGCGAGAAAGCGGTGGAAATGCTAATGGCGGATAAGAGTGTCCACGATTTGGAGTTGGAGCTAGTGAAGTTTCAAACGCAGCAAGATCATTTAGTAGACAGCGTAGATAAGCTGAAAGATGACATGAAAGAAGTCAAAGTCACTCTGTTTCAAGCAAAGTGGATGATTGTTGGTGCTTTGCTTGTAGCGGGACTGATGAATAGTGATATGCTTATGGAAGCTATAATAGGATTTTCTAAATAATGGCGATTGGTCGCTCTCAAATGTCTCAACAGGTGTCTAAGCCACCTATGAAGAGAAAGGTAAAGAAAAATGCCAAAAGACGCATGCTACCGAAAAGTAAAAGCAAGGTACAAAGTTTTTCCAAGCGCATACGCAAGCGGCGCAATCGCTAAATGCCGAAAAGTAGGCGCAAAGAATTGGGGAAACAAAAGTAAGAAAAAGCCTGTTAAGAAGGCTATGGGTGGTGCAATTATGCCGTCAAATGAGTTTCGCAAGCGTCCAGTGCGCCGTATGTTAGGTGGCGGAGAGGCGATTGCAAATGGATGCGGAAAAGTAATGACAGATCGTCGTAAAGTGACAAAGTTGAGCTAATGGCTGTTCGTAAGACAAAAAAAGGTGCTGCACTCAAGCGTTGGTTTAAAGAGGACTGGAAGGATGTCCGTACTGGCAAGGCTTGTGGTCGTAAAAAGGGAGAAAAACGAGGCACACCATATTGCAGACCAACAAAGCGTGTAAGTTCTAAAACGCCAAAAACCGCGTCAGAGATGACATCGACTGAAAAGAGTAGTAGAATAGCCCAAAAGAAGCGTCTTGGACAACCTGCAGGAAAACCGAAGCGCGTTAAGTCGCTTAAAAGGAAGAAGAAATGACCGTATCAGGCTCAACAGACTTTGAATTAGATGTTGCAGAGTACATCGAAGAGGCTTTTGAGCGTTGTGGCTTGGAAGCCCGTACAGGGTATGACCTGAAGACTGCAAAGCGTTCTTTGAACCTTATGTTTGCAGATTGGGCTAATCGAGGCTTAAACCAGTGGACAATTAAGCAAAGAACTATCACAGCGGTAGAATCTGATGGCGACTACACGCTAGATGGCGATGTTATAGACATTTTGTCCGCAGTTGTTCGTCGTAGCGGCACAGATTACACCATAGATCGTATTAGTCGTGACGAATATATAGCAATTCCAACAAAAACAACTGAAGGCCGTGTCACTCAATTCTTCGTTGATCGCCAAATAACGCCTGTTTTGAAGGTTTGGCCTGTGCCAGATAATAGTACAGATGTCATTGTATATGATTGCCTGACTCGTATTGATGACGCAGATACACAAACAAATACTGCAGATGTTCCGTTCCGCTTTTATCCATGCCTTTCAGCAGGATTGGCGTATTACATTGCGCTAAAACGTGCGCCTGAACGTGTTCAGATGTTAAAAGCAGTGTATGAAGAAGAAATGCGCCGTGCGATTGATGAAGACAGGGATCGTGCATCTTTCCAAATAACACCAAGTTTAAGGAATTATCGCATTGTCTAAATTTGCAACAGGTAAATGGGCCTACGGCATTTCAGACCGATCTGGTTTCAGATATCGGTTGAAAGACATGCGCAAAGAGTGGAATGGTCTTCTTGTTGGTAAAGATGAGTGGGAAGAGAAGCATCCGCAGTTAGAGCCTTTACGAGTTCCCCCAGACCCACAGGCGATTAAAGGCGCAAGACCAGAGCCAAATCTTGATCAAGAGAGAAACATACAATGGGGGTTTAACCCTGTTGGTGGACCTTCTGATGATGGTTTGACTCCCAATAGATTAAAAATGACAGGCTCTGTGGGAGCAGTTACGGTGGTGACAACATGAGTTTTACATACGCACAGCTTAAACAGGCGATTCAGGATTATACTGAAAATGATGAAACTACATTCGTCACAAACTTGCCTTTATTTATTCGGCAGGCAGAAGAGCGCATTTTAAAAAGCGTTCAGCTTAGTCTGTTTAGAAAAAACGCCACAGCAAGCACAACAGCAAGCGGTAAATACTTAGCGTGTCCAAATGATTTCTTAGCTCCGTTCTCTCTAAGCCTTGCAGGTACTGATGGCGATAAGTTC